CTAGCAATGCTCAAGAAGGCCATGCACGAAATGATTGGTGTCCCTGAAACAGCTTTGGGACAAGCACAGCCTATTTCAAATACTTCTGGTGTAGCGCTCTCTATCCAATTCCAACCGTTGATGAATCGCTATCACCAGAAGATTATTCAGTACGCACATGGATTAGAGCGCGTTAACGAGCTCGTCCTTCTCAGCCTTGCAGTCAAAGAGCCTGAGACCTTCACCTGGGACCCAACCACTGATGTGAAGCTTAAGAAGGGCCAGTTAGACAAGCTAGACCCACAAGACCCTCTTACNTATCGNTCNTATGTGCAGTTCCCACAGCCACTGCCACTAGATAAATTAATTGCGCTTAACGAAATCCAAACCCTTTTGTCACTTGGACTAGAGTCTAAGGAAGGCGCTCTTCGCACCTTGGGCGAAGAATTTCCTGCTGAAAAGCTTAATGAGATTCGTCAAGAGCTTTTGGATGATGCCACAGCTGATGGCGCACTCAAGCTTCTTCAGACTCAAATTGAGACAGAAATCGCAGAGTTGACAGGTTCTCTTGTAGGAACTGGCGGAGCACCTATTGGTCAGCCAGGAGCGCCTACCTCAAGCGGAGCTGGTGCACAAGCTCCTATGCAGCCAGTAGCCCCTGTCATGGATGCCGCCCTAGAAGAAGCAAATATGGGCGAAGCCGACTTGCGCAACAAGTTGGTCACTGAAGCTTATGGAACGATGTTGCCTCAACGTCGTAATCCAGAAGAGAACGAAAAGTAAAGGTTTAGCCTGACTTTTTCGTGCTGTTAGAGAAAAATTAAATATAGCAAGACAACCGTTTGGTCATATGAGCTCTCACTTCGGACAACGACCCCTAGAATCAAAGGATATAGCTATGAGTACTGCAGAAAACATGGCAGCTGCTTTTGAAGCAGAAGCCAACACAGCTCCAGTAGTTAACGTGTCGGGTGTTGACGCACCTACTGTTACTGAAGAAGCAGCAGCTCCTACTCAGAAGTTCTACACAGAAGAGGACCTCGCAAAGGTTCGCTCACAGGAAAAAGATAAACTTTATCCTGTTGTAGACCAACTGAAGGCAGAAGTTGCAGCATTAAAGAAAGAAAAAGAAGAGAAAGCCGCTCGTAAAGCTGCCGAGGAAGCTGAGAAATTAGCTAAGAAGGCAGAAAAAGAAAAAGCTAAGNTTGANNAGGACTTGGACGCCAAGGACCTCATCAAGCTTAAAGAACAAGAGTGGGCAGAGCAGTTGGAGCGTGAGCGTCAGGAACGCGAACGTGCCTTCGCTCTTCTGGAGCGTGAAAGAACGTATGCAGACTTGCAGGCATATCGTCAGCAAGTGTTAGACCAAGAGCGCGACAATATTATCCCTGAACTAGTTGACCTCATCTCTGGTAATACCCGAGAAGAACTTCAAGCTAGCGTGGATAGTCTTAAGGAGCGTTCTGCAAGAATTCTCGAATCGGCACAAGCAGCAATGCAAAATGCCCGTAAAGAAATGCGTGGAACGAGCACAACTCTTCCTGCAGCTGGACCACTGGAAACTAATTCGGAGAATCGTCAGTTTACGGCTGAAGATATTCAGTCAATGTCTGTCCAAGAATATGCTAAATACAGAAGTCGTCTTTTGAGCCCTGGTGCTCAGGGGAAGACAAAGGGCTTGTTCGGATAACCCTAAACCCCCCAATCCAAATCCAATCAAGGAGTTAAAGCTAAATGGCATCAGGTATTACAGGTACAGGCAATCTTGCCGCTGCACCTACAGCATACTCAGGTACCAACACCCAGCTGACTCAAGCGATTCAGACAATCTGGTCCAAGGAAATCTTGTTCCAGGCTATGCCTATCCTTCGCTTTGAGCAGTTCGCAGTCAAAAAGACTGAACTCGGTGTTGCTCCTGGTCTTCAAATCAACTTCATGCGTTACAACAACCTCGGCTTCGCTTCACCGCTTGTCGAAGGTGTCCGCATGCAGACCAACGCGTTGACCGCACAACAGTTCTCAATCACTGTTGCTGAGCACGGTTACGCACTTGCAGTGTCTGAGCTCTTGCTCAACGCATCATTCGATGATGTTATGGCATCTGCTTCACGTCTCTTGGGTCGCAACATGGCTGTCTATCTTGACCAGCTTTCACGCGATACCCTCTACGCAGCTACCTCAACCATCTACGGTGAAGACCGTTCTGGTTTGACAGCTGTCAACAACTGGTACGCAGATGGTACAAAGGGCACCTCACGTGCTTCTATGACAGGTACCTTCAACCTCACCACCCACACTGTTAAGGATGCAGTTGAGACACTCTCAACCAAGAACATCCCTCGGTTGGGCGAGACCTACGTTGCCTTCGTTCACCCACACCAGAGCCGCAAGCTCCGTGACAATCCAGAGTTCATCGAAGTTACCAAGTACGCAGCTCCAGGTAACTTCATGCTCGGTGAAATCGGCCGCTTGTATGACACAGTATTCATTGAGACCACTCAGGTTCTCAAGGTTGCTAACGGTGCTGGCGCTAACTACACCACAGATACCGCTGTTGCTAACCCAACAGTAACTGCTGGTGGAGGCTACATCACCCCTGCTACCTACACAGGTAATGGTTCAAACGACCGCTACTCAGCTATCTTCATTGGAGATAACGCATTCGGTCACGCAATCTCACTCCCAGTCGAGCTCCGCGATGGCGGTATCTTGGACTTCGGTCGTGAGCACGCACTTGCTTGGTACTCAATCTTCGGTCTTGGTCTTATTACTGACCAGGCTGTAGTAATTGCCGAAACCAATTAAGTAAAGCTTAAAGGGGGGTGCGAAAGCGCCCCCTTATTTACCCCGAGACATTAAATTGGAGAAAAATACAATGGCAGCAAAAGCAAAGCCCTCCGACGTTACAGGCCGTAAGCGCGAAGCTATGGTTGAAGCGAACCTCGAAGAGATGCAGGAACGTGCAAGTTCTATGTCTATGGCAACAGCCGAGGCACAGGTTAAGCTAGAAACAGAAGTAATTGACGCCACAGTCCCAGAGCGTCAGACAGTTATTGTGGACGAACCAACTGTAATCAGCAATGATGCTGAAGTTGTTATTCGTGTGGTTGAGGACATTGAGAACATGACCCTTGGCTCAGGCAATAACTACAACTTTAAAAAGGGACAAAAGTACAAGGTTACTAAGCACGTTGCTCAGCACCTTCAAGAAAAAGGTTACTTAGCAGGAGTTATTTAAGCTACCTGTAGTTGGAGCGGGCGTCCTTTTAGGGCGCCTTCTTCGTATGTAGAGATTTTTTTGGCGTTTGGCGCCATCATTGGATATACCGTTGTGAGGAGTGTACGTGGCAAATCTGGCTGACTTAACATCTCGCGTACGGTTAGAGCTAGGTGACCAGCCCCGTCAGTTTACCCTTACTTTTACGGGAGACGGAGAGACCTCAGACTTCCCGTTAGCTATCCATCCTATTGACATTTACACACTTACGGTTAATGTCAACGGCAGCCCTGTAGCCGTTAATACTGGTTATACCGTAGAACCTGACGTTGGCGTTATTCACTTTGTCCACACCCCAGCAAATAACGCTTCTATTCTTATTACAGGTAACGTTTTTCGTTACTTTACAGATGATGACATCTGTCTGTTTGTTAATACCGCTGTAACTCAGCACCTCTACCAACGCACTAATGGCCTTGGTAGCCAAATGACTCTTGGCCTTCTTCCACCTGTTGAGGAATACCCAGTAGCTATTCTTGCTACTATCGAAGCTCTGTGGGCGCTTGCTACTGACGCCTCTTTTGATATCGATATTTCCGCCCCAGATGGAATTACTATTCCTCGTTCTGAGCGCTACCGCCAGCTAACAGAGACTATTCAGAATCGTTGGGAGCAGTACCATCAGCTCTGTGCTCAGCTTAATATCGGTCTATGGCGTATTGAGATGGGCACTCTGCGCCGAATTTCTCGTACTACTAACAAGCTTGTTCCTGTTTACATGGCTCAAGAAATTGATGATAGCCGTCGACCAGAGCGCGTATATATTCAAAACGACCTTATGGGACGTGAGCCTTTCCCAAGCTATGTAGCTATTCAAGACATCATTCTGTATCAAGGAGACTCGTACTCAGAAGAAGTCGATTTCCCATTTGATATCACAGGGCTTACATGGGAAGCTCAAATTCGCACCTATCCAAATGCTCCTTCTATTTATGCCACATTTACTATTGAAGTCATCTCAACATCGGACTCGTTGAGCAAGCTTCGTCTATCACTTACTAGAAACGATACTGCCTACATGCCTCCTAGAGCTTTTTGGGATTTACGCGCCACTGCATCTGGTGATACAAACTATGAGAACACCTACCTGCGAGGACAAGTGTTTACCACGCAAGCTGTGACAGAAGCTAGCGGCGCTCTTTCGGGAAGCTGGTAAACCATGACATATTGCCGTTGCGTAGGCGTTCAACATACTTGCGGTATTCAGAACGTTAATCAAACTCCTCCAAATGTTGTTTATGTTGGGCAGGGTGGCCCTAAAGGACTTCAAGGAGCCCAGGGTACTCAAGGACCTGCTGGTTCTGGCTCCCAGGGAACTCAAGGTACTCAAGGACCAATAGGACCTGGTGGAGGAGCTCAGGGAGCCACTGGCGCCCAGGGAGCCACAGGTACTCAGGGACTAGCAGGACTTCAAGGTTTACAAGGTTCTGCAGGACCGCAGGGTGTTCAGGGAACTAATGGCGGCGGAGTTACTCTTCAACAGCTAGCTGATGCAATTGCTGCTTCGGCAATCTCTACTACTGACGGTCTACCAGAAGGCGTCAATAATCTGTACTTTACTACTTCTCGTGTGGCGTATACCCACAGTCAAGGAGTTGCCAGCGATACATGGGTTATTAACCACAATTTAAATTTTTACCCTAACGTTACAGTTCAAGATTCCGCTGGTACTATTTATGAAGGTGAAATTTCGTACACTTCTCTGGGCTCACTAACAATCACCTTCTCATCATCTTTTTCAGGAACCGCGTTCTTATCATAAGGAGATAACAAGTGGCCCGTAAGTTTCTAACCCCGATTGACTTAACAAAGCTTGAGCTGCAAAACGCAAGAATTCAAAACCTTGCATCTGCTCCAACAAGTCCTGTTGTAGGCCAGATTTACTTCGACACCACGCTTCACTATCTCCGTACATGGGATGGCAGCAACTGGATTAACACCAGCACAGGTGCACAGGGTGCAACTGGTGCACAGGGAACTGATGGGGCGCAAGGCACCACGGGTGCACAAGGTACAACAGGTGCTCAGGGTGCGGATGGTACGCAGGGAACTACAGGTTCACAAGGTGCTACTGGTGCACAAGGAACCGATGGTGCGCAGGGTACAACTGGCTCTCAAGGAACTACTGGAGCTCAAGGTACAACAGGTGCTCAAGGTACAGATGGTGCGCAGGGTGCGACAGGTGCACAAGGTACTGATGGTACTCAGGGTGTACAAGGTTACACAGGAGCTCAAGGTACAACAGGTACTCAGGGTGAGCAAGGCTTACAAGGCTACGACGGTGCTCAAGGAACAACTGGTGCTCAGGGTACAGATGGTGCTCAGGGTGTTCAAGGTGCTGACGGACATTCAGACCGTTACGCAACCACTTCTAGTACTAGTTACACTTTAGGTTCTGATTCAAACCATACATTCGTACTTAATGATGCAAACCTATCTTATTCAGTTGGTCAAGATGTCGTTATTGCTGCTGACTCTGAAAATCTTATCCACGGTAGAGTAGTCTCTTATAACAACGGAACAAATGAGCTTAACGTTGATATTAAGGATTACATTGGCGCAGGTACTGGTGGATACTGGACAGTAAACCTTGATGGCGCTACTGGTGTACAAGGTACACAAGGTATCCAAGGATATGACGGGGCACAAGGTGTTCAAGGTTTTGATGGTACACAGGGCGTTCAAGGTTTTGATGGCGCACAAGGCGTTCAAGGCTACACTGGTGCACAAGGTACAGACGGAGCTCAGGGTACTGATGGTACTCAAGGTATCCAGGGATACACAGGAGCACAAGGTGCAACGGGTGCCCAGGGTACTGATGGAGCACAAGGTAATACTGGTTTCCAAGGTGTACAGGGTGCAACTGGTCAGACTGGTTCACAAGGTACTACTGGTGCACAGGGCATTCAAGGCACCCAAGGTACAACTGGTGCTCAAGGTACCGACGGTACTCAAGGTGTCCAAGGTGAACAAGGTATTCAAGGATATGACGGTGCTCAAGGCTACACAGGTGCTCAAGGTACCGATGGTGCCCAAGGTACCCAAGGTATTCAGGGTATTCAAGGTGTAAGCGACCACTACGCAACAACTAGCGCAACAGCTATGCTTGTTGCTGATTCTCAAACAATCGTTGCTGCAGTAGACACTGGTCTTAGCTACACGATTGGACAGGACATTGTTGTTGCTTATGATGGCAGCAATATCATGTACGCAACTGTTACTGCCTACGACTCAGTGGCTGGAAACTTAACCTTCTTTGTTAACCGAGTTACTGGCTCAGGCTCATATTCTTCATGGTCTATCAACCTTGATGGTGCTGTAGGTATCCAGGGTATACAGGGTATCCAGGGTTACGATGGAACTCAAGGTGTTCAGGGCTCTGACGGTACTCAGGGTGTTCAAGGCTTTGACGGTACACAAGGTGTACAAGGCTTTGATGGAACTCAGGGTGTTCAGGGTTATGACGGAACACAAGGTGTTCAGGGTTACACTGGTGCACAAGGTGCCTCAGGTAATGATGGTATGCAAGGTATCCAAGGTGTTACTGGTACCTCATTTACTTGGCAGGGAAGCTGGAACTCAGGAACTACTTACTACCAAAACGATGTAGTTTCTTACAACAGCTCTTCATATATCTCCCTTACTACAACTTCAGTTACTCCACCAGATTCTTCAGGAGACTGGAATCTTCTTGCAGCACAAGGTACGCAAGGAGCAACAGGAGCTCAAGGTACTGATGGAATCCAAGGCTACACAGGTGCTCAGGGAACCACAGGTGCTCAGGGAACTGACGGTGTACAGGGTTACACGGGTGCTCAGGGAACTACTGGCGCTCAGGGAACTCAAGGTATCCAGGGTATCCAAGGCGAGAACGCTGGAATCCTTTCTGTAAGCACTGGTCTATCTCTTGATGGATATGGCGCCCTAAGCGTTGATGAAACGGTCATCGCTACTCGTTCTTATGTAGATGGTGTTGCTCAGGGTCTTAATGTTAAGAACTCTGTTGCGGTAGCTTCTACGGGACCAATTGATTTTGGTTCTTTAGGCTCAACCCTTACTATCGATGGAGTTTCTCTTCCTACAGATGGTTCAGCTACACGAGTTCTTCTTAAGAACCAGTCTGATGCTGGACAGAACGGTATCTATAGCTTTGCTGTAGTAACAGGTACATTTACTGTAAACCGAGTTGCGGATGAAGCCACACCTGTAAAGGGCGACTTTGTATTCGTAGAGAGCGGAACAACTAACGGCAAGACTGGTTGGATTCTTGGTACTGTTGGAACTTCCCCAACAACCTACACATGGACACAGTTCTCTGCTGCTGGTGAATACACTGCAGGTAACGGAATTGATATCTCTGGCAACACTATCTCAGCAGTTGCTAGCGACGGTATCTCGGTAACAAGCAGCGGTATTGCTGTTGACAGCACTGTTGTACGTAAGTATGCAGCTACTATTACTCCAGTATCTCCATACACAACTACTGACTTCACTATCACACACAACTTGGGTACTTATGACATCCAAGTATCTGTATACGAGGTCTCCACTGCAAATGAAGTGGTAACCGATGTCAAGTACATCACCACTACAACTGCTACTATTAGCTTCGCAGTAGCACCTGCATCAGGAGAGATTTACCGAGTCGTAGTACAAGCGTAAATTAGCTCAACTTTCATTAGGAGTTAGACAGTATGGCCCGTAGTTTTCGCGTACCGATAGGTCTCCTATCTGCTACAGCTGACCCTACGGGCTATAATGTTGGAGATACGTACTACAACAGTACTACTAAAAAAATACGCGTTTATGATGGCGTAACCTGGAATGATTCTGGCGTATCTTTAGATGAAGTCGCTAATGCTATTTCTGGCGCCGCATTAACTAATACAGACGGCCTTCCAGAGGGCGTTCAAAATCTATATTACACAGATGCGCGTGTAGATACTTACATCACTGCTCATCACAGCTCTTTACAGGGTACTCAAGGCTTACAGGGTATTCAAGGTTACACTGGCGCCCAAGGAACAACGGGAACTCAAGGAACAACGGGAACCCAGGGCTATACAGGTACTCAGGGAGTCCAGGGTCTGCAGGGAACTACAGGCGCACAAGGCACAACGGGAACTCAAGGCACCACTGGTACCCAAGGAGGGCAAGGTCTTCAGGGTTACACAGGAGCGCAAGGAACAACAGGTTCACAAGGCGCTACGGGTACTCAAGGTTACACAGGAACACAGGGAACCACAGGTACGCAAGGTACCACTGGTGCGCAAGGAACTACTGGTAGCCAAGGCACCACAGGTAGCCAAGGAGCTACGGGTTCTCAAGGTGTACAGGGAACACAAGGAAACGTTGGTACTCAAGGTTCTACTGGAGCCCAAGGAATCCAAGGATTACAGGGTGTTCAAGGCACAACTGGAAGTCAGGGAACAACTGGTTCACAGGGTACGCAAGGTACACAAGGCACTCAGGGTACACAGGGCATCCAGGGAGTTCAAGGATTCCAGGGAACAACGGGTGCTCAGGGAGCCACTGGTGCTCAAGGCACGCAGGGTACTCAGGGCTATACAGGCGCTCAAGGTGCGACTGGTACTCAGGGCACGCAGGGTATTCAGGGAACTGTTGGTACACAAGGAACTGCAGGAGATAAGTACCAGACATCCTCTACTACTTCATTAACTCTTCCAGCAAGCGGAAGCCAAACGTTAACTATAGGAACTAACCTTTCGTATTCTGTTGGTCAATCAGTAATTATTGCCAACACGATTTCAAACGCGATTTATGGAGATGTAACTGCCTATAACCCTGGCACGGGTTCAATGACAGTAACCGTAACAAGAAGCGTGGGTTCAGGAACCTTCGCTGCTTGGACAGTAAACCTTGACGGTGCTGTTGGTATTCAGGGAACTCAAGGAACAACTGGTGCTCAAGGAACAACAGGAACTCAGGGTGCAACGGGTTCACAAGGAGCTACTGGCGCTCAGGGCACAACAGGTGCGCAAGGCACACAAGGTATTCAAGGAGTACAAGGTTTCCAGGGCACCACAGGTGCACAAGGAACGATTGGTGCTCAAGGTGCAACTGGTGCGCAAGGCGCTACAGGAACGCAAGGCTCTACAGGTGCGCAGGGCACAACGGGAAGCCAAGGAACTACTGGAACGCAAGGCGCTACTGGTTCACAAGGTACGCAGGGAATTCAAGGTATCCAAGGTGTTCAGGGTGTTCAAGGAATTCTTTCTGCCGACCCAACGGTAACTGCTCTTCTCTTTGGTGGTATGTAAGCTACACTTCTCTAATGAACTTAGTACAGAAGTCGGTGCAACAAGGCGGAAAATTACGGCCTCTTATTATTCCATCAGCTGTTACTGGTGGAACAGGGCTAATGAATCCATCTATCTTTATAGATGATGATGGAGATATCCTCTGTATTTTGCGCCATATTAACTATACCCTGTATCACGCAGAAAATAACCAACGTTTTCCTAGTATTTGGGGCCCACTCTCATATCTTCATCCAGAAGAGGACCAACGTTTAATAACAGACAACTATCTTCTTCGTCTTGATAATGACCTTAACATTATTAATTATTGCTCTATTGATACAAGCACTTTAGATGTCACTCCTATCTGGACATTCGTAGGACTAGAAGACGCTCGCCTTGTTAAGTGGAACGGCAAGTACTACGGCACAGGTGTGCGTCGAGACACCACTACTAACGGTCAAGGCCGCATGGAGCTTTCAGAGCTAGATGTAGATAAAGAAAAGTGGACGGCTAAAGAAGTTAAGCGCGTTCGTATTCCCGCCCCTATCGACGAGAACTCCTACTGCGAGAAGAACTGGATGCCAGTGCTGGATAAGGAGTTCCACTACATCAAGTGGACTTCCCCTACAGAGCTTGTTAAGGCTAATCCAGATGAGCCTGTATGCGAGCAGGTAGTCGTCAATCCAGGAAAAGCCGTTAATGCTGACCAACGAGGTGGCTCTCAGCTCGTTCGTTGGGGCAACTACTACATCGCTATTACCCATGAGGTAGTCCTATTTAAGAACTATCTTAAGCAAAAAAACGGCACCTATCGCCATCGCCTGTGTGTATGGGATGAGGATTTTAACCTTATTGGAGTATCTCCATCGTCGTGGTCATTCCTAGATGGCCAAATTGAGTTCTGCGCTGGAGTAGCAGTCCTTAATAACAACTTGCTGATTTCTTTTGGATTCCAGGATAACGCTGCTTTTGTTCTAGAAGTACCCACATCTATTGTGGACAACATGATTGCTGAGGCGCTTAATGTCTAATAAGATTAATAACCTAATTGTAGTTTTAGCTAACGACCCGTTCAATCCTGTCCTTAGCCTCAACATCGCAACAGAGTACGAGAACATTGGTCAGACAGCATCAGCTGTTTCGTTCTATTTGCGTACCGCCGAATACGGATATTACTCGCACCCAGAGCATGTATATGCCGCCTTGTTAAAGTCTGCCCACTGTTTTTCTAATCAGAAGAACCGAGAGAACACTGTCCTTAATCTGTACTTAAAGGCTATTGCCTATATTCCTTCTCGACCAGAGGCGTGGTTCTTACTTGCTCGTTGGTATGAGCGCAATAAGAAATGGCAAGAGGCGTATACCACCGCTGAAGTGGGCATATCATTTGGCCACTTAAAATCTGGTCCTCTTCCTGTATGGGTAGAGTATCCAGGGGAGTACGGTCTTAGATTTGAAAAAGCTGTCAGTGGTTGGTGGGTTGGTCGCAAGGATGAAGCCATCAATATTATGCGCGAGCTTCTTGAAGAAGATATTCACCAGATATACCGAAGCGCAATTCATAACAACCTTAATACTATTGACGACTCTCCAGAGTATGTCAACCCTCTAGAGCCAGTTATCACCAACTACCGTAAATATTTTGGCGCCAAGGCACCTCTTATTATTGATATCGGTACCCGAGATGGAGATGACGCTAATTACCTCTATCAGGAGCTACTTGGTACAAAAGTCATAGCTGTAGACGCTAACCCTAGGTGCTACCAAATAGTCAAGAGCAGATACCCATGGATGCACACCTATCAGTGCGCTATTACAGATAAAGATGGTGAAGTAACCTTTAATCAGGTAACGGATGACAACTTAGAGCTTTTGGGCACCTCATCTATCTTTAGCAAAGACACCTCTATTGACCCACCAGCATCCTTCTTTGAAGGAAAGACTCAAGAGATTACTGTGCCTTCTAGTCGCCTTGACACCCTCCTTGTCAAGACATCAGATGGCGGAACTATCGATGTTGTCAAGATAGATACCGAGGGCTACAGCTGGCAAGTACTTCAAGGATTTGGCGAGCGCCTTAAAGACGTCAAGCTATTCCACATAGAGACAGAAGCTGTACAGCTACACCCAGAGCATGTTACTAAGGACGCAGTTGCGGAGTTCATGTCCTCTCATGGGTTTGTGTTGGTAGATACTTCCCATGAATGGGGCGCTAAAATGGAAGACCAAATATGGGTAAACCCCAGCCTAGCTACACGCAATACGAGCTGTTTTACCCCTACAGAAAGCGCTCAATAGGTCATAATTTAAGCACCACCTTTAAGGAGTTTCATGGCAACCTCGTACCTTATCTTGGGCCAGACAGCCCCCGCAAACACATCTGCAGCTCTTCTGTATACGGTTCCTACCTCTACATCAACGGTAGTTTCTAGCCTGGTTCTGTGCAACACCACAACCTCACCTGCTACAGCAACTGTCTACTGCAACAAGGCGGGCACAACAAATACTGCCGCTACTGCGATTATTTATCAGCAGACCATTCCTGCGCTAACAACCCAGACTTATACTCTTGGTCTGACCATGACTAACGGTGGAACAGCAGATACTTTGTATGTCCAGTCTGGTACAGCTTCAGCAATTACCTATTCAGCCTTTGGAAGCCAGATAGCATAATGGCACAAAATAATCCTGTAGGAACACACGTTGTTACTGATGGTGCGGTAGGAAGCCGCGTCTTTGTCGGTAACACTGCTCCTTCCTACCCAACAGTTGGTGACCTGTGGATTGACAACACCGCAGGAAATACTCCTAATAACAACTTGGTTGCTTACACCGCAACGGGTGGAGAAACATCTGTAACCGCTAACTACACAGTAGGCACTGAATCTGTATTCTTGAACGGCATTAAGCTTGTCCGTGGACAAGACTACACAGCTACCAACGGAACCTCTGTTACTGGATTAACCGCCCTTGTAGCGGGAGACGTCGTAGAAATCCAAAGCTTTGTCAGCAACGTTGTTTCAGGAAACGTTGCCCTCAGCACCGTTACTGCAGCTGGTGACCTCATCGTAGGAACTGGCGCCTCAACAGTATCTCGTCTAGGCGTTGGAACTAGCGGTCAAGTATTAGTAAGCAATGGAACAACCCCCACATGGTCTAGCGTTGACCAAGACGCTATGGCCTTTGCCTTGATGACAATAGGAGCGTAAATAAATGGCATTTAACCCCAAGATTC